TGGTTTTTGAGATTTTCTGTGCGCACTAATCATAAGATCATATCTATAGTAGAAGAAACGGTGGGGGGGGGGGAGGAAGACAGAGAGGGAAAAGCACGGGTCCCGTGGATTTAAACACGCAGCCCTTTATATACTAACAAGTAATGCTTTGCCCAACCTAACAAAATTTAAACTGTCTATTTCTTCTTGCCTTTCTTAGGCTTCTGCACCTGCTTCTTCTTCTTCTTAGGAGTAGAGGCTGGGGCCTTGCCATTCAACGCACCCACTACGGAGCGCGCCATGCCCAGGCCCTTAGCTACCATCATGCCTTTAGGTCCGGCCATTGGTAGTAGAGCTGAGGCAGCGTCAGCAATCTTGCCGAAGAATCCTCCCGTGAAATTTTCATCGCGGGCGACTCCGGCAGGGATGCTGGCGGAAATTGTAGAAACGGCGCGAATCGCCACTAGGTCTAGCGGAGGGGCGTGACGAGAAACGTAAAGAAGCGTGTCGTCGTCCAAAATGGGGAACTTTTCGAATTCAACTGTCATGGTTATGGTATAGGAAGTCCCCGAAGGGATACCCGTAACATAAATGCCCACCGTGTCAAAATCGTTATATTGATTCATAAACACTGAAGCGGGGATACGCGAACCCGAACGCTCATCAGCTGGAGAAAACTTCGCGACACCACGTGTGATGAGATCACCCGGAGAATAACCACCGGGGAGGATTGACTGACCTGACAAAAACTGTACTCTGTTCGTGGCGTACCTGGCCGGGTGGTGGAGGAGACCCTCAACCTTAGCGACCGAGTAATTGCCAGCGAGAATTGGTAGCTTCTCGCCAAGTGTGACTGACGATAGGGCCGTTGCGTCACCTAATGTGGCGGGCGGTCCACGGCGGAACTCCATGTCCACCTGAAAGCCTGAGCTATTCTGGGAGGAGAAGTCTGTTCGGCCGGACGATTGGCGGTAGGTGCGGATCACACCACCCGTCAACAACATGGAACCTGACGGCATGCCCTCAAAACCCAAAGAGTTCATGCGCAGCCGTCCATTAAGTAGGTCCCTGTTGAACTTGCCGGCTCTCGGGCCAGCAGGATCAACCATATCAACTGGAGAAATCCCATGAGACTCGTAGGGGCCAGCATATCCACTCGGTAGATACCCACCGGTCACCGCGTTAAAAATACGCGATTGACCAGCATTAATTGGGTTGTACCAGGTGGGTGTGCCGTCCTCTGCGGTTACGACAGTTATCATACCAGTTTCTAGGCGTGCCCGTGTGATGGCATTGCCCGCCTGGATGACAGCTCGTGGTGTGTTACCCTCCCCAAGAACGGGGGTGATAAAGTCGTACACCTCGCCCGGCGCGGTCCCATTCCATCCCGTAGTGAACGCGTTGAGGCACCAATTCCCAGGAATGGGACCAGTGCCGTCAGCATTCAACGGGGCGGAAAATGTGAAATCGCGCTGGACACGAATAACCAAGTGTGGGTCTGCCTCGCCGTCAGGAAACCCGACGGGATCAATGGCAACATCCGAGAAAGGATCGAGTGTTGTTCTCACGAAAGCCTCACCCGCTGGGGTGACTTCTGGGCCTAAGGCTACATGGAGCTTATGTTCGGCTTTCGCATACTCGGATGGATTTGGTTTTGCGTCTGGATGGAAGGATTCGGTCATATTGATATGTTACGGATTCTAGAGATTATTAACTACGGAGAAATTATTTCATTGCGCGCTAAGAAGATCAAACCATGTGTAACCACAACACACGGCCAAAGTCGGCTATTATAGTAGCCCGCCATCCTCCGATGGCGGGCTCAAACCTGTAAGTGGCTGTCCCGAAGGCCAGCGTTCGGGCCCCATGAACGAGCCCAAAATTTCTTGTCTGCGAATCATGACTGGAGGTAACATGTTACGTGCAAGTTCGAAAATCCCGACTTCCCCATAAGGGGAGGTCGCCCGTCCAACGTCTTCGTTCCCTTTCTTACCCGGGTTACGGAGGCGCATCGGTATTTCTTCAATTGCAGACGAATCTTCATCCATAGGAACACAAAGTTCCCCGGAATCCTCGCTCGATGCCTCACTACGCGTCGGGGGCGACCCCGAAGGTGAGTGTGGTACAGAGCCACCGCGGCGCCTGTCTAGCTCCGCATGGTGTTCGTCAGTATCATGTGCATAGTCAATGGCCGCGGATAAATCCGTGGTCCACGCATCGTCTTCCACTGGTTCCTGACCCTCTGGTGGCGCGTACACCGTACGAGGGTCAGCCCGTCCGCACCCGTGTACAACGGGGCCGTCGCCATCCTTGGCGTGGGCATTTATGGATTGAGTGGTCGACACATCTGGCTTACTGGTTTCAATAGTCGAGGACGGCCCTCGTGCACCGAAGATGAAACCGGTGCTCTTGGGCATAAGAGCCGCCGCCCATGAAGGGGCGGGGCTAACAGCTCCGCTGGTTGTCGCGGGACTGGCGGCTACGAGATTAGCGGTCGACCCGGCGGCAGGGATCGGGTCGTCGTTTCTCGCGTAGCCAGAAGCAGCGCCCACCCGGTAGGTATCCTGGGGTGGCGCCGAAGTAATCGGCTGTAATGGCTTATTGAACGTGAACGCCCTAGTCGTGGCCTGATCATTGGCTCCTTGACTGGGCGCGGGCTTAATGGCAGACTTGCCCTTAGCGCTTTGTGGCACCACGTTCTTTGCGGCCGGTTTAGCCGTTGCGCCAGGTTTCACGCTGGGGCAGTCCGCGATGGACTTGCCCCGGCCTATGCCTGGCGCGACCTGGTTCCCTACGGCGGGAGCCAGGCCGGAAGGGTCGTCCCCGCTTTTGGCGGAGGCGTCCGAGTTCGTTCCTTTGTATGGGGCCCTCATAGGGGCCTTGCCCGCTTCCCTGTCAAGTTTGGCCTGCGCACGGCAGGGAGCACACTTGACAGGCAGCACCATAGGGGTGCCTTCGCGGGTTGGCTTAGAAAACGCTGTAATGTCAGCTGCAGTGAGCACAAAGCCCTTCTCGCAAATACGGCATATTCTCGTAACACCATCGGCGGAAACGCCGGAGCCACGAGATACATAAACTTGATCAGGAGCCAGCGCCCTTATCGCCACCTTGGCCTCAGGGGCCATCGGGCTTAATTTGGGCGGTGAAGGATCCACCACGCCCTCCAAATATTCTCCATTTATAAGCATGGACTTATCGGACGGCGCGTATTCAGGCGATGGCGTCAACTGAGGCGGTGAGGTATATGGCGCTCCTGCATCAGCAAGCCACGCATTCAATGCGTCGGTATCTTGGTGAAGAAACACTGTCGCCACATACTCTTGTGCCCATTGTGAAACCACGTTCGGGTAGGATGACCCACTATCCCTGGCCACTGTATATGTCCAGTTAGTCGCGAGAGCTTCCTCGAACGTACGTGCGGCCTCACTACCTGGAACGGCAAGTGGCAACACGTAATGATTCGTCTGTTTAATGATCTTACGACATAGTTCACCGATGACCGGTGTGTTACTGTCGCTGTAAATGATTGAAATTGCCTTAGCACGCGCGACAAGTCCATTGTCGCAGTGTATCGGCATAGTCGTAAATGGGAACTGCCTCAGACAACGGCTTATTTCCACAATACTGTCATCGTCACCTTGCCACACCCCCGGCCCGTAAACACGGGCAAGGAACGTCACCAAGTCGCCTTGCTTAAGCTTCTTGGCCTTGATCCTAAGACCAAGTTCAGCACAATGTGACTCATAATGTGGTCCAGCGAAAGTTAGCCCATCGTCACCCCCATAAATACCGAGCAGGCCCCACGCGTCCCGTGGAGAGAGACCGTGGCGTCGGTGTGAATAGAAGGCGGAGAACGCGTTGTCCAAGCTGTTACAAACAGCGGTCAACGGGTCTCCTGAGGCGCGGGCATATCCTTGATCGTATAGGACCTTCTTAGCACGGTCAGAGGTAGTTCTAACGGTATTACCGAAACACAACTCGACCCAATCTGCCACAAGATGCTTAACTTCTTGCGACATAGCGCTTCTAGCGCATACGAGAGTACACAATCGCTGGACAGGCCCAATTGTCCCATCAAATCGCGAAAAGTCAGTCTCGTACAGGGTAAATGTTGGATGCATCGCTTGGTGTAACTCGCAGCCGGTAGCCACCTCAGCGACTCTCGCGGCCACGTCCTTCGGATTCAGTCCGAAGGCATACCACAGCACATCTTCTTGTTTCAATAGCGTTGACAGAGCACCCCCAAGCATGGACAGACCAGTCTTAGCAGCGTTTCCAAGTATAGTAATAGTTCGTGGGTCTTTTGGTTCAGGATACTGCTCAACTTTGGTGAAGGATTCAGCCTCTCCTGCCCTGACGTCTCCGTCAGCCAGGAGCATAGCTCCATCAGCCAATTGTTGGCGCCTGCGCACGCCAGTTTGACGCTCGCCGACTTCGGCGATGGTCTGCAACCTGTAATTG